AAAAGATTGTCTCAATTCTTTATTAATGAATGTAAAAAAAATAAAAATCGTGTAAAAATACCAGATTTGTATATAAGAAATTATAATTTATGGTCTCGTAGTGCAACAGTTAGAAAAATAAATCCAAATAAAAAATTATTAAAAGATAATCATAGTGCTTTTGAAAATTCTTATTACTTTGATATTTTATCTTAAAATATTTCAACAATATATATGAGTGATAAAACATCAACATCTATAAATAATAGACCTGTCATTGGTATTTTAACAATTCCATTATCAAATTGGTTAGCTTCTTCTGATTCGATTGGTATAGATAGTGATCAAGCAAAGTCTTATCTACCTGCGGCATATGTAAGATGGATAGAAAATAGTGGCGCTCGTGTAGTACCAATTCAATATACTTTAACAAAACCTATTATGAATTCATATTTATCTCAGGTAAATGGAGTAATTATATGTGGTAATATTCCACCAATAAATACAGATAAATTAAAACCAAATACGAAAATAGAAATGAATGTGATTCGATGGGCAAGAGCAGAATTTCATATTTTCCAATGGGCAAAAAATCAAAATAGAATGGGGAATTATTTTCCTGTATTGGGGATTGGAATGGGATATGAAGAATTAATTTTTATGCATCTTTATCCAAAATATTATAGTCAATTAAAAAACTCAAAAACAGCAATGTCAAATAGTAAACCTTTTAATCCTAATGAAATGGTTCAAATATCCGGAAAATATGACTCTATTCCATTTAAGTTAACAAAAAATCCGGGAATTTATGGTGAAAAATTTAGTAATAAAGATAAAAAATTATTTGCGACAAATAACGTATGTTATACAACTCCTGGATGGGGACTGAATTCAAAAAGTAAAATTGTTAAGAAATTTGAAAAATTTATAGAAATAAATTCTATTGGTAAAAATAAAAAACTAAAATCAGAATATATCAATGCCTACTCCTTTAAAGACTATCCCTTCTATGGTGTAGCATTCCATCCGGAGGCAGTTATTTATAGTTGGGTTGAAGAAGTGATTCCACAAACAGACATTGGTGTACATTTTTCACAAAAAATGAGTGAACTTTTTGTTAATGAATGTAGAAAAAATTTAACACAGTTAACAAGTACAAAAATTCTTATTTATAACTATACTTTATTCTCTCCAAATAAAGTTCTTAAAATTCTATATCCTAATAAATGGCAGATAATGCAATTGCGTAGTCATTTTACCAATTCTTACTTTTTTGGATTAGTTTTACATAAAGAAAAAAAACACAAACACTCGAAATCAACAAAAGGTGCGTCTAAAAATTCGCAAGAATAATTAAATTTTTGGGTTAATCTTTTAATATACAGATATAGTATATGAAAAGAACGCGTAAGAAAAGACAACATAAAATGAAACATCAAAAAACAAGTAAACGAAAAAAAAGACAGTTAGTAGTAGGCATGATATCAGTTCCTTTGACTCCTGGTAAAAAATATTATCAGGTGTGCGGCGATTCTTATATAGCTAGCTCCCATATAACTTGGCTGAAGCGATTTGGAGTTAAAATTTTACCTATACCATATACTACAAAGAATTATAAAAAATACATGTCAAAAATCAATGGTTTATATTTCCCAAGTGGAGGTGCTTTTGCTGGTACTCAAAAAGAATATTATAAATGTTGTAAGAAATTCTTACAACTAGCTATGAAAGAAAATGACAAAGGTAATCATTTTCCAATTTGGGGTGGTTGTATGGGAATGCAGCAGCTAATGATTATTGCGGATGGACATGATGATTTAGAGAAATTATTACAGCGATTCGATTCATTTAACAATTTGTTATCTACGTTAGATTTTACTGAGGAAGGAATGCGTAGCCGTATGATGAGAAATGCCACCAAAGCTGAATTGAAAAAATTATCTACTAAGAATTGTACATTAAATAACCATAAAATGGGACTTACACCAACCAAATTTAAACAACATAAAAACATTGATAAATTTTACAAAATTGTATCAACAAGTGTGGATAGGAAAGGACGTAATTATGTTTCTACAATTGAAGGTAGGTTTTATCCATTTTATGGTGTTCAATGGCATCCAGAGAGAAGTTCTGCGATGGATTATTTTGCCAAATTTTTTGTAAATGAATTAAAGAAGAATAGAACTAAAAATAAAAGACATACTAGAAAGATATATACAAAAGAGATTGATTGCTTTAATTATAGTAATAGGTTGTATAAGAGGTGTCGATTCTATTGGCATAAACGCACGTCTAAACATAATAGAAAATTATGTAGTGCGGCACAATTACTTAAGAATGATAAAGAGAAAAACAAAGGAAAGAAACTACCAAAAGGAAAGAAATTTACAGGTGGAGTGTAATATTTTAATTTTAAATCGATTAAAATATTAAAATATAACCAAACCTCCTTTTTGTAACTTATAATTTTGATATTCTTGTAGGTCTTTTTTTTTAAATTTTTCAAATGCTCGCCCAGGAGGATAATCAGATATAGCTACTCCTCCTATAAGTTGTGTATCACTTCCACCTATAAGTTGTGTTCCTCCTCTGTGGCGTTTGGTTTTTCTTTTGTGTAGTCTTGCTATTTGTATAAATTTACCAGTTGCTTTATTAGATAATTTGAGGTTGTGATTTTTATCAATTTTAGCTTTATATACCTTATCAAATTTCTTTACGTTAGTTTTGGCAAGTTTATTCATATTTTCAGCACACATTGGACAACAAGTAAAAAGTTCATATTTTTTTCCTTTATAGTGTAATAATTTCATTCCACTTGTAGCTGCGTATTGACCTTCGCTATTAGGTGGCATATGTGGACAGCAACTGGTCATTCTGTTTTTTTTACAGGATTTGTTTTTTGTATTTCTAAATTTTCTTGTTTTTGAACCTCCTTTTTTCTTTTTTCTACGAGTTTTATTTTTTTTAGGGTCATAGCATTCACTGTATGCATAAGTAGCGAAATCAGCTTTTAATTGTTTTTTATATCGTTTATTGTTTGCTCTTTTTAATTTCATCATTTGTTTAGCCATTTTATTATACGGTAATATTTTGCCTTGAATCATTCTAGGATACATATCATTTTTTTTAACTTGAGATATAGTCATTTTTCCTGAGCCAACCAACATACCTAAATATAAGGTTGCATAATTTGCACCAAGTGCCCCGCATCTAGCAGTTAGTTCTTTTTTAAGACCATCATAGTTAATAGAACCGCTAATTTTAAGAACATCACAAACTTTATCTTTTGGGAGGAAAAATTTGACAGAACTATAAAAATAGTCGTGATGAGGACGAGGCACACAATGTTTGACATCTTCATCAATTAATAAATGTTCGCTAAAGAGTCCTTTTGTTTTCCATAATGCGTATCCGTGACGCACATTAGCGACAAATGTAGGTTTTCCAAACATTTTAACACATTCTTTAAAGTAATATTTAGGTCGTGGATATTGCCATTTTGAAACAGACATTTATATATATATATATATTGGTAAAATAATATATATATATTAGCGTCTTCTTCTATGTTTTCTAGTATGACGTCTTGTTTTTGTTCGTCTTTTATGGCTTTTACGACGATGATGAGTTTTTCGTTTCTTATGACTTTTCCTGCGTTTCCTGCGAGTTCTACGTTTTTTACGACCGCCAACAAATTTGACGCATCCACAGCTTCTAGTTTTTGGGTACAAAGATTGCTCAGTATTCATTATATAAATATAATTAGAAAAAATTAAAATTGCTTTTAATAATAAGACAAAATTGTATGAAACTGTGATTTGTAAGGTATAAATAAGTCGGGATTTTTAAGATATACATACCACCATATATCAACCTCCCATGTTGCACAGTTCATAAGCTTTAGCTCATTTTTCCATTCTTCAACTTCATTGGCTAATATTTTAATACTACTACCTTTTCCACCTAGAATACCTCCTAGAAAGAAAAAGGGACACCCTTGTTGGAAATCCAAATATCCATTATCTTTGAACCATTTTAAAGCTTCTTTTTTCGCAGAAGGTATTTTTATATTAGAAGGTATCTTAATAGGTTGTCCGGGTAGGCGAATATTATTATAAGTCTTAGAAATAGCTTTTGTAATATCATTAGTATATAATTTTTTATTACCGTTTAGTAGTTTAAAATAACCAAAGTCAATCCACATATATTGATTATCTTCTCCAAACATGTTTATTACTTCTTTTAACCACATAACCTTATACATTTGCACTCTCAAATATCGAAATGTATCTTTTTTCTGACTTCTTACTTTTGGTAAAGTAACATCTGATGTTTCTGGCCACCATACCTCTAGTTTTTTTTTATCAAATGGTATAAGAACAGTTGAAGAGTGTTTTGGTGTGTTGTAAACTTTATAGAATATAGTTGAATCTATAAAAATAATCTTCTTTTTTGGTAACATCAATAAAGGTTCAGCGTATTTGATATATTGTGAATAATCTAATCCAGGCACATTAAAAACATCAGACATATAAGCAGAAACAAGTATTGTTTCATTAGACATATAGTAAATAAATTACAATATGTATTTAAATAAAATTATTATTTAGTTCTTTTTTTTCTAGAACGATTGCGGTGCTTTTTTTTACGCGCGCCACCAGCAGCTGCAGCGGCGGATGGGGGTGTTGGTTCTAATGCTTGATTGACGTTTTGTTTAATAATATTTTCAAGTTCGGGGCTTGGTTCGCCTACTACAACTTTATCTAATTGTGCTTCCAACGCTTCTTTTTTGGAAATACTATTTTGAAGCATTCTTTCTCCTACGATAGCTTCGAAAAGCCTTAAACCTTCTTGATATTCTCTTTCACATTGGAGGTATATATTGATAATTAATTTGCGCGTTTGGTCAACTAATGTTTGTAGTGATTTACTGGTTAGTTTTGGATTAATAGTGACCATTTTATTTTCTAAATCGTTACTTGAAGACGAATATTCAGATGGAGAGTCTACCCACACAAATAGTTTGTCTAGTACTGCTAAAAGTTTTTGTTGATTAGTTTTGGTATTTTTCATCATATTTTTAACATTGTCGGCAAATTTAACAAAAAGAGGGTTACTTGTGCTTCCAGTATATGATTTTTGCCATGCTGAATTTACATCTTTACAGGCTTCGGTTTCATGATAAGCAATAAGTGGAATATCTTTAAATTTCTTGTTACCATTGGAGTTCCAAGAAGAGAAGTTTTTTTTTCCAGTAAAAGTTTGATAGAAGGTTTTAAGGTCTTGTTGATATGCGTTTCTAGCTTTTTTAGACATAGCATTAAATTTACCTGTTCCAAAGTCATAGATATCATAGTATAGTTTTTCTAGTTCTGGAATACCGATTTCTTGTCCGAGAGTTTTATCTCTGATAACTTCTGATCCATAATCTAGGTCAAGGTCATCCAGTATATTTTCGTTAAGTTGTTTGGTTGTAACCTTGCGATTTAAATTACAATTATTAACCTTAACCTTAATTTTTCCTTCTTCAGTGCTTTCTGCTTTTAGAGATTTGATTCTTCTATTGCATAAATTAACTTCTGCTAGTTTAACTCTAGTACCTTTAGGAATTTTGGCTTTATTCATGATACTCATTTCATGTCCGTTGTATTTGTAAATAGGATTGACAGCTTTTAAGATGGCGGCGAAGAGGTGAGCAATTTTAATGTAAAATTTAGCAATACCTTTACACATGCTATCTTTTTCTCTTTTGTTTCGGACATCAAGTTCAGTAAGTAAAGTTTTTTCTCGTTTTTGAGTGTCTCTTGGTCCAGTCATGCCTCTATAAACAACTTCTCTATATGAACCGTCTGGATTATAAACTTTTTTCTTATATTCTGGTTCTTTGGATGAACTTAGTTTGGATTGTTGTTTAAGTTTATTAGTGGAGAGATAGATAACAGAGGATGTTTTTTTGCTATTAACAGGGACACCATCAACTACACGTTGTGCTATATAAGTAATTTCTTTTTCTTTAAGAAATTTTTTGATTATATCTGCGGTAAGGATGACAAGTTTATTACAGTATTCTTTATCACCAAGTTTTTTCATATCTTGAAAGTTTTGAGTTAAGATGTATTTAGTAGCCAATATGTCTAAAATATTAGCTGCTTTTAGTTCTTTTTCTGTTGAGTTAGATTTGGATTGTGTGGCTCCCATTTGTATATGTAAAATAGATATATAATAAAATTGAATTAAAAGTAAAATTTAATTATGTAAATTAAGATAAATGCAGAGTAATTTCACGAAAAAGAAAG